GGAACAGAAAAAGAACGAAAAAATGCATTGATGCAAAAGGTAGATATTTATTTAATCAACAGAGAAAATGTAGACTGGCTTGTAAATAGAAGTGGTCTTCCTTTCGACTATGAAATGGTAGTGGTTGATGAGCTTTCATCCTTTAAGGCACACAGCTCAAGACGGTTTAAAGCTATTCGAAGTGTACGTCCAAAGGTAAAACGCATTGTGGGATTGACAGGCACACCATCAGGAAACGGTCTTATGGATTTATGGGCTGAAATCGGCATACTCGATATGGGACAGCGCCTTGGTAGATTTATAACTCATTTTAGGAATAAGTATTTCATTCCCGACAAGCGAAATCAAAACATAATATTTTCATATAAACCGCTTCCCGGTTCTGAAGACGAGATTTACCGACTTATTTCTGACATAACAATAAGCATGAAAAGTACAGACTACCTGAAAATGCCTGAGTGTGTCATAAACGAAATACCTGTTAAATTATCAGATAAGGAAATGAAAGTATATGAAACCATGAAACAAAATCTTGTACTTTCGCTTAAGGATAAGGAAGTTGATGCTGCAAGCGCAGCAAGTTTATCAAATAAACTTTTACAAATGGCCAACGGAGCCGTTTATGCAGATGATGGTTCTGTTGTACCTATTCATGACAGAAAGCTTGATGCTTTGGAGGATGTTATAGAAGCTGCCAATGGCAAGCCTGTTCTAATAGCTTACTGGTACAAACATGACATCGAAAGAATTCAGAAACGCTTCACTGTCACTAAGCTTGATACTGCTGATTCCATAAAAGCTTGGAATAATGGTGAAATACCTGTAGCTATCATTCATCCAGCATCAGCAGGTCACGGTTTAAATCTACAGACCGGTGGCTCTACACTTGTGTGGTTCGGACTAACTTGGAGCTTAGAGCTTTATCAGCAAACCAATGCAAGACTCTGGAGACAGGGGCAAATGGACACAGTAATCATCCACCACCTAATTTCCAAAGGCACCATGGACGAACGTGTGATGAAGGCTCTTAAAAATAAAGATAATACACAATCTGCATTAATTGATGCAGTAAAAGCAAATTTAAAGGAGGCACATTATGAATAACACTTGTTTTGCACATGGAAATAAAGGTTGTAAAATTCTAAAAGAAAAACAATGCAACATTAGTACTTGTTCATTTTATAAAACCAAGGAAGAACAAAAAGAAAGTATATACAAAGCATATAAACACATTTCATCATTAGATTCAAGACTTCAGAGAAATATTGCGGATATTTACTTTGATGGTAACTTTCCTTGGCTGGAGGTGTAATGCGTATGAATGTAAAATCATATTTAAGCCAAGCTTATCGTATTGACCAAAGAATAAACAGTAAACTTGAGCAAGTGCAATCTTTAAGGGAACTTGCCACCAAAGCTACAGCTACACTCAGTGATGACCGCCCTAAGGAAACAAGAAACTTTCAGCGTATGGAAGATATCATTTGTAAAATCATAGACTTAGAATCAGAAATCAATTCTGATATTGATAAGTTAGTAGATTTAAAACGTGAAATTGTCAAACTGATAAAGTCCATTCCTAATCCTGAACATCAAACCATCCTTGAACTTCGTTACTTATGCTTTAAGACTTAGGAGCAAATAGCTGTTGATATGAACTACAGCATACATCACTTATATAAAATGCATAACGGAGCATTGAATGTTTGCGATAAACTTTTAAAGATGATACCTAAAGACATAGAATGATACCTTTACCTTATGATAGTATTATAATCGACGAACAATATATAAAAGCCTTTGTGGGTGAAATACCTGCAAGGGCTTTTCTTATGCCCAAAAGGAGGTGAACTGATGCCATACAAGCCAAAGCGCCCCTGTGCTTATCCTGGCTGTGGTAAGCTTTCTTCAAGCGAGCAATACTGTGCTGAACATAAGAGACAGATGGATAAACAATATAATCAACATCAAAGGGACCCTGCTTCCAACAAAAGATACGGTCGTTCATGGAAAAGAATCCGTGACCGTTATATAAAGGCTCATCCCCTTTGTGAGGAATGTGAGAAACAAGGAAGGCTAACTCCAGCTGAAGAGATACACCACATCCTCCCCTTGTCAAAAGGCGGCAGCAATAATCAAGAAAACCTAATGTCTCTTTGCAAGTCATGTCACTCATCTATTACTGCAAGGGACGGTGACCGGTGGGGGTAGGAAAATCTTCAAAACTTTTTAAAGCGGACAGCGGCGTGGGGTCGCGTGTTAAAAAATGTCAGTTCAAAGGGGGGATTAAATCCTTGAAAACAGGAGGTGAAAGAAAATGGCAAAGGACGGAACATTAAGAGGTGGCAGACGCGTTCGCGCAGGAGATAAGCCGGAGCCTCTATCAGATAAAATAACTAAAGGAAAAGCTGCAAAAGTATTAGAAGTACCAGATTTACATTCTGAAATTTTAGAAGCACACGAGCTAAATGTAAATGATGACCTTGTGGGCGAGGATATACCTGAACCCAGCGAGTACCTTAGTTCAAAACAAAGAGACGGTAAGCCTTTAGGAGCAGATGAACTTTATAAAGAAACATGGCGCTGGCTTAGAGACCGTGGTTGTGAGAAGTTTATTAACCCACGATTAATTGAATCCTATGCTCAGGCTTTTACCAGATACATTCAATGTGAAGAAGCCATAAGCAACTACGGGCTATTAGGAAAGCACCCTACAACTGGAGGCGCAATTGCAAGCCCTTTTGTCCAGATGAGTCAGTCATTCCAAAAACAGGCTAACCTACTCTGGTACGAAATTTTCGATATTGTAAAGCAAAATTGTACTACTTCTTTTATTGGCAATCCTCAAGACGATATTATGGAAGCCCTTTTATCAGGTAAGAAAGGAAAATAACACATGAATCTATATAAATTTTTAAAACTCCTAAAAATGCAAAAGGAAAAATTAACCTTGCAACAATATAGAACCATACGCGGGCAGGCAATTGCCGGTGATATTGTTGGTGCAAATAAAGGCCTTGTAAAATTACTAAGTCGGGGTGATACATTTGGATAAAGAAAATAAATTTACACAGGAAATGCAGCAAGTGGAGATTTCAAAACTGGTTCCGTATGTAAACAATTCAAGAACTCATAGCAAAGAACAGATAACAAAGATACGAGCAAGCCTTCGTGAGTTTGGTTTTGTGAACCCCATTTTGATTGATAGAAAATATAATATCATTGCCGGGCATGGCAGAGTGTTAGCTGCAAAAGAAGATGGAATAGAAACAGTTCCTTGTGTGTTTGTAGACCATTTAACCGAAGCACAAAAGAAAGCTTACATTATTGCAGATAACAGGCTTGCTGAAGATGCCGGATGGGATAAAGATTTGTTAACTGTAGAACTGCAAAATTTGAAGGAACTTGAGTTTGATATCGACCTGTTAGGATTTGATGCAGCAGAATTAAATGCACTTTTAAATTCTGCTGATGATATACAAGAAGATGATTTTGATGTTGATGAAGAGCTAAAAAAACCTGCAATAACAAGATATGGAGATTTATGGCATTTAGGGAATCATCGATTGGTCTGCGGCGATTCCACTAAAGCTGAAACTTTCACTCTGCTTATGGATAGTAAACTTGCAAACCTCGTTGTGACTGACCCCCCTTATAACGTAAACTATGAAGGAACTGCCGGCAAAATCAAAAATGACAATATGGATAATGAAGTATTTTACTCTTTTCTCTTTGCAGCATTTCAAAATACTGAATCAGCTATGGCAAAGGATGCTTCTATTTATGTGTTCCATGCTGATACTGAAGGACTAAATTTTAGAAGAGCATTCTCAGATGCAGGTTTTTATCTTTCCGGTACTTGTATATGGAAAAAGCAGTCTCTTGTTCTCGGTCGCTCCCCTTATCAGTGGCAGCATGAACCAGTACTCTTTGGTTGGAAAAAGAAAGGAAAGCATCTTTGGTATTCCGACCGCAAGCAGACCACCATCTGGGAATTTGAAAAACCGAAGAAAAACAGTGACCATCCCACCATGAAACCGGTGGCTTTAGTTGCAT